CCCCTGAACCTCCAGTCAATGGTCCTTACTGGGATATTGTTACTACTGCTACTTTGAATAAAGTGGATAGAAATGGTAATTATGCTGGAGGGCAATGGCCTAGTGGAACTGCGATATGGTGCGATGAACGAATTGTACTTAACGGACGATACTTCTATAAACAAATTGGGACCGAATACTTTGCAGATTCGAATTATGTAGTTGTGACTAGAGGTCCGTACTACTTATAAAAAAAAATAAGGCAGGTCAGAATTATCTGACCTGCCTTTTTTTCGTTTTACACTATAAATGGTTCTAATGCTGCGAATTGTGCTATCGTAAGCTCGAAATTAATATTTTCCAACTCCGATTGAGAGATTCCCTCGAAACCAATATCGCATTCAACTTCATCTAATTCCATTAAATCGTCTTGACAAAGTTTGCCGTGCTCTTTATCGAGGAAAGGAACGTTTCCGTCTTTCTGAATATCCCATTCCCCATTAGCGTCTTTTCGAACATGCCTATCAATAATGTCATGCTTTTGTTTATCTAATATCTCTATTTCTTTTTCAAGCAAAGACATTAGTTTATAAAATTTTGCCGCCATCTTTATTGGCATTTCTTTTTCAATAAGCTTGGCTAGTGCGGCATGAGCTTGATAAACTTCTTTACTCTTCACTATCAAATTCCACCATCCTATTATTATTATTATTGTTTTTTATAAAATTATCCACTCCATACTTTCCCATTAGGATTGCATCGCATTCATCCTGTGTAGCATTAATGCCATAAAGATCTTGCACTATCAATTGAGCACTTTTCTTTTGATCAGCTCGGCTTTTCCCAGCGACTTTATTATGTGATTTCCAAGTTTGAGAATGGACAATGAAGTAAGGAAGATCGTATTTTTTTATCAAATATTCAAGAACCCCTTGCAATTTTGCCAAACTTTTAAAAACATTTACATTACTTTGCTGTTGGATATCCTCAATAATGATAGTATCTGGTTGCCATTTTTCTAATAGCCCAATTAACCAATCTCCAATTTCTACAATTCTATCGGGAAGTTCGCCAGGAGTAGCGGTAAAAGCTCCATAACTTACTAATTTACTATTGTCGAATATTGCCCATCCATTAGTGTATGTTGCATCGTCTATAGCAATAAGCCTATTCTCAATAGCTTTTGTTTTTCTCTTTATTATACTGTCGTGATGACAAACAGGACAAGAGGAGTCCTTACGCCATTGCCGCACTGTCATTTCTACCAAGTGTCCTTCAGGACACATCATTTTAGCGACAGTATCTAAATTATGGTATTCCTCTTCAAGAAATTGCCAATCTATTGCCGCCATTTCTGATTTTACATCACTAATTTTTAGCTTCTTCATCAGTGGAACCAAAGCCGTTTTCTCCTCGTTCGCTATCCTCAACTTTGTCCACTTTCAAAAAGTTGATGTGATATACAGGAGCGATGACGAGTTGGGCTATTCTATCTCCCTTCTTGACAAGATAAGGAGTTTCACCATAATTGGTGAAAATAATTCCAACTTCTCCACGATACCCACTATCTATAGTGCCTAAAGTCACTTTAGTGTTAGTTTTCAAGCTAAGTCCACTTCTTGGCCTTACCTGAATTTCATATCCATTAGGAATAGCTACCTTTATTCCTGTATGAATAAGTTTAGTTTCATGAGGAGCGACTTCCACTTCTTCGCTAGCAAAAACATCACATCCAGCATCGTCAGGATGCGCATAAACTGGACGCATTGCATTCTCATTCATAAATTCTATTTGAACATTAATTACCTGAGCAAACCCTTGCTTGATAATTTTGTCAATAATAGTTTTATAAGCGTTGAGTAATGCAATAATGTAGCGGCCTTTCGGAGAGGTTGGAGAAATTGTTTTAAAGAAATCTTTTTCTATCTCATCGTAAGACTGCTTTTCTGCTAATAAATCTTTTATTGTTACACCGTTTGATAAATAATTATCTTTTGTCTTATTTATCAACTCTTCATCGTCTGCTAATTTAGCGAATTCTTCCTCAATGGTTGGCAGAATCATCTCCATTGATTCATCAGGCAATTCGCTAATAGTTCGTAAAATTTGTTCTAATTCATCGTTGTCCACTATTTATTTTCTCCTATAATAATAATTCTTTCGCATAAGGTAAAGTTTCTATCCAGTCACAAACCATTTGCCAGTCTGGCAATCGATGCGTTCTTCTTTGACTATAAATAGTCTTCAATTGTCTATAATTTGTCGTAAGTCTAGCAGTATACTCAAAACCGCTAGGAATATTGTAAATTAGTCTGCGGAAGTTATCTTCCGTAGGCGTCTTTTTATATTCTTCTACTTTTTGCTTTACAATCCTCTTCACTTCTTCATCTACATATTCATTGCAACATTCGTCTATTACCATTTGGGTAATTCGGTGCATTGTAGACATAGAACTACAAAAATCTACGAAGTGATACCGTTGTAATTCAACCCAAGCTTTTAATGGAAAAGTTAAATCGAATTGAACTATGATAGAGGTTAAAAATTGATCGTGACCACTGCCTATAGGACTTTGAGCTAATTTAATACAACGAGCTAATTCCTTTTCTGAAAAATCTTGGTAGTTTTCAATAGAAGAAGTTCTCATTGGATATCCGCTGGCAATGATACTTTTTCTAAGTCCATAAACCTCTACATTTTCAATTTTACCCATTGTATTTTATCTCTAAGGTTACTAAAAAATATTCCTCTCCAGTTTTTCGTAAAACTTTCTTTTGCGAAGAATATTTTGCTAATTCAAAATCAAAATTATTTTTAGCTTCCTCAATGAGTTTTTGAACTTCTGCTTCGCTATCTACCATGTAAGTATCTTTTTGTACAAGTAATGTTACCATTATTTCATTCCTTTCATCCACATTTTGAAAAACCACAGGTGCATTGAGCGCAACCACCTGCATAAATTAAAGGTTGCCCGCATTCGGGGCATAAATCAACAACGCTTTGTGTTACTGCAAGGTTACCATTACCTCCTTTTCTTTTCTCTAAAATTCGTTCTAAATCAAACCCTATTGCTGAAGGACAGGAAGTCCCTAAACTAACATTTTTTCCTTTAGCTCGAGCTACATTGTATGCCGAACAATTACTACAACTTTTCAATTGGTCTATAATGACTTCTGGCGGAACTCCAGCTCTAGCTAAAGTACTCATAGCCCTAGAACCAAACTCCATCCAACATCTGCATCCTCCGCTAGATCCTTTATTAATAAATGCCTCTCTAAATTCATTTTCAACACTATTGAATTTATAAGAAACGTGCATTGTTCCGCATCCACTAACCAAATCAGACCATTCAGTGTCTACTTCTACATTATCTATAGGAAGTATCTCTCCTCTTTGATAAACTTTAGTAGAACGTGGGGTAGAAGTTGTAAGTATCCCGCTCTTTTCGCATCCTTCTCTGAAAATAGTTATTCCTTTTAGTCCAGCTCGCCATGCCTGGTAATATAATTCTTCTATTTGTTCGGGGCTAATCTCGTTAGGTAAATTAATAGTTGAAGAAATAGCTGTATCAATATAATTTTGAAAAGCAGCTTGAACTCGGATTCGCTGTAAGGGAATAATTTGTTGAGCACTGATAAAATATTCTGGAAGCTCATCTTTATTCCATCCAGTAGCTTTTTTAAAATCTTCAACAATTTTAGCATTGATTTTATAAACCTTATCTTCCCCATTATTTAGAGAAACAGTCTTCCTATTGAAAGAGAATGCAAAAATAGGTTCAATTCCTCCAGAAACATTCCACATTGTACTAATAGAACCTGTGGGAGCAATGGAAAGTAAAGAAGCATTTCGCAGTCCTTGTTTCTTCCATTGAGAATTGCCCATTCCTGTTATTTGTAAGATAGAGGAATCCCATATTTTATCAGAATATCCTGGGAAAGTTCCTTTCTCAGCAGCTAATTTAGAGGAAGCATCTAAAGCGCTATATAGCATTAACTCGCCTATGTAATCTGCAAACTCTATTGAATTTTTATCTCCATAAGTGTAGCCTAATGCGATAAGAGCATCTGCAAATCCCATAACTCCTATGCCGCAAAGTCTCCATTTTTCTGCTGCTTCTCTCTGTTTTTGCGTTGCATGCTTAGGAATGTTTTCGTCAACTATACGATCCATTTCTCGAACAACGACTTCTATATCTTTACAAAATTTCGTTTCATCAAACCGAGAACGCCCTTCTTGAAAAGGATTTAGAATGTAAGCATACAAATTGAAAGAGCCTAAATTACAATTAGCATGTTTTGGCAAAGGTTGCTCTCCGCAAGGGTTACTAGTCTCAATTTTATAATCTTCTACAAACTCCATAAGGTTATAATTGCGGAATCGATCAGTAAAAATAATACCAGGGTCACCTGTTCTCCAAGCGTGCTCCGCAATGGCGTGAAAGATTTTAGAAGGATTAATTGTATAGGTAATATCGCCGCAATCATAATGCCGAGTAACTTCTTCATCTTGCCCCTTTTCTATACTATTCATGAATTTATTATCAATTTCTACCGATAAGTTCGCACTATTAATCTTATTTATATCATCTTTAATTGAAATAAAAGATTCAATTTCTTTATGCCAAGCATCAAGGCTCATCATTAGAGCCCCTCGACGATTACCTCCTTGAGAAATAGTCTCGGTTGCCGTATTGAATAATTCCATAAAAGGAATTATTCCATCTGTTTTGTATAATCCATTATTTATTGGCGCTCCTTTAGGTCTCAACTTACTAAAGGAAATTCCTTCACCTCCTTGGGCTTTAAATGTCATTGCGACATCTTTCAAAACATCCAATATTCCTTCGGTTGAGTCAGGAAGAAACCCTTCACTGTAACAATTAGAAAGACTTCCTGCCTTATCAATCCCTCGATTAGAAAGAATACGCCCACCAAATAGGAATCTTTTTTCTCGAATTAGCTGTGCTATTTCTGAGTTTCCCCCAGAAACTCTTTCTATCCATTCATCAAAACTTTCATCATTTTTTCGATACTTTTTATCCCAAATATTATAGGATATTTCACTTTCATCCAACCACTTAAAGGCGTTTGGCTCAATCATAGAGCTCTTTCCCGCAAAAAGCGCATTTTTTAGTCCCATCATTTTCTAAGATAATGTTCAATTCTCCATTCTCTTTCGTATGTGTGCATAAGGCTTGAAACTTTTCCCTCTCTTTGCCAAGTTGACGCAATTCTGCACTTAAGATGAAAGTAGCTGCCGCTTTTGCGATTTTGTCGTCTATTTCTCTAATTTTGAAACTAATTTCCTCATTTGTCATAAGTATATTCCCATCCTATTCTTCCTCTTCTTACATCATCTTGGTTGATACCTAACTTTGGGTAAAAAAGAGGATATTCTTTTTTAATTTGCTGAAAAATATTTTCAGCATATGCTTTTTCCATTTTTCTATCAGCGTATTCAAAAAATGAAGTACAAGGTTGATAATGGAAAAAATAACTAATCACTTCACAAAATTTTCTATAATAATTAGTTTGCTCAATAGACTTATAATAAATAGGATAAAGCCTAACTCCTTGAGCAACGCAATACATTGATATGTCGTAAGTGCGAACGATATTATCGATTTCGCTTTCTTCTTTGTAAAATTTGTTAATATAAAAGTATAATGAATTTCTTATAAAATCTTTGAAATAGCGTTCGTTTTCGGCATAGAGTGAAGAAAAATTTAAATGCAATTCTGGGAAATCCAAGTAAAATTTTGCAGGAGCATAATGCTTTCCAAAAAGCTCATTGTCAACAATGTAACGCATATCCTCTATATTATAAATGGGAATAGGCACTGCCGAGTAAAGCTTCCTTCCTCCTTCTACTCTAATTTGTTTGAGCACTTCTTTCCATCTTAGATTAGTAGTAATATCATAATCATAAAGTTGGATTTTCTTTCCATATCCTCTTGTGTAATCATACTCCCAGTCATTATAAAAAATTCGTAAAAAATAACTATTTTTATAAAATTCTAACCGCTCATAAAAAATATTGTTTTTCAAAATTCTATATCTAAGTATTTCATTGTAAATAGAAACATCTGGTTCGCACCTCTCAATTTCATCTGCTAAAGGTAACCATTGCCCATTATGAAATCCCAATCCTTCACATATCACATTAGGCGAAGAAAAAATGGGAGAGTGTTTAACGGAAATGGATTTATCTGTATTTTTAAAATAGTAAAAAATATCATAATCTTGGTATTTTTCACAAGAAGTTAGCATCTCAAGTCTATTTCTAGCATCCAATTGCTTATAATAAGTAGCTAGCTTCATTAACTCTAAATTTGGAAGCTGGGTACTTCCCTTACCCAGCATATCCGAATCAAAAAAAGCAATTCTCATTCTTGCCTTTCCGTTTGATAAGTTAAAATCCCATGAGGGGAAATGCTAGTAATCAGCATAATGGGAGCAGGATATTCTGATTGAGAATAGTGTTTTGGTATAAAATCTCCTCCTCTCCGAATCCCCATAATTAATAATTTATTGCCTCTTGAAAACCACGATTTTTCAAGGACTTTCTTTTTCCCATTGGCATCTTTTTCGACAATTTGCTTATCGTATTTTATAAATTGGGAACGATAGCATTTTACCTTTACTACGCCTGATGGAGTTAGTAAAGTTACAATATGCTTATTTTTATCTTTATCAATAACAGTGCCAGCAATTTTAGCTAATTTATATAGGGGAATTTCTTTGCCGTCTTTAGTATAGAAGATGCGATCTACTATAGGGGTCTCGGGAAGTAATTCAAATTGACTAACCCCATAAACTGCATTAATATTATCCAACTCGTGTCCACTACTATAAAAAGAAACGCTATCCATTTCCCATTTACTAAGATTGCCTTCCGCATATTTTTCCCAAACTTCATTATATAGTTTCTCATTCAATTTGTCAAGCAATTCTCCATGATTAGCTATATAATTTTTTACTACCTCCATTTGTTTTTTATAAATTTTATCCCAATCTTTTTCTTCTAAGAAAATTTTTCCTTCTATTGTTTGAAGCAAATCAACATCAAAATATCGTTCATAAAATTCAAAGGCTTTACTATCTAGCTCAAAACCTCCTTTTTGTTTATGATTTTTTAAATAGAGGGAAAAGTTGTATACCGAAGCTTGAAATTTCAATTCAGGCGGCAATACTTCTTTTTCTATGAGCATTTTCATATTCTGCAAAGTTAATTTTTTCTTCTTATCAGCAATAGACTCTATATATTGTTGCATAATAGAAAAACGATCACCTTTTCCAGCAACGCTATCGAAACACCCTGCTTTTATTAGCGAAACCATTTGTGGCTTAGATACGTATACTTTTTTAATAAAGTCTTGCCAAGAACTGTATGGCCTATTGGCGATAATAGTTTTACTCAAATCAGAATTTATTTTAGAAATTCCTTTAAACCCATAATATATTGCATTCTCTTCTACTTGTGGTCGAAAAGTAAACCCAGATTTATTTATATCAGGTAACTTAATGACAATTCCCCGATTCCGCATGTTACCGATAGCAGTCGCTATTTTGCCATAATTAACGTTTTCTTGTTTTTTCTTAATTTCTTCTTCGTCAAGTTCCTCTTCAGTTTCTTCTTCAATTATAGGTTCTTCTAAGTCTTCTTCTTCTTCTTCTTCGATACCTCCACTGTCAACTATCAAATTAGCAGTATTCCAAAAAATAAGAGGATAATAATAAGCAAGATTCATTTGCTGAACTGCTATTACACTATAAGATACAGTATGAATCGCTGAAAAGCTATACCCCAATTGTCTTGAAATTTGAACATCCCAAATATAGTCGATAATTGGTTTTGAGCATCCATTTTCCGCTCCTCTTTGATAGAGAAGTTGTTTTAGCTGCTCAATTTCAGCTAATTTCTTTTTGGCAATAACTTTTCGTAACTGATTGCTCTCCTTCATTGATAAGTTTAACAAGCGCTTATCCATAACTAAAAGCATTAAACTCTCTTGCGAATCACAAACTCCAGTTAAAGGTAAAATGTGGTCAAGCAGAGCTTTTTTCTCTTCAGGAGTGCCGTCCAATTGCGCAATTTCTTGCTCGAAAGCCTTTATGTCTTCCTTATAGTGAATAAAGTCTTGCAAAGGAGTGGTATTCTTACCCTCTGGCATTAATCTCATCAAACTGTTGCCTTGCGCCAATTCCAGCAAAGAATGCGGCTTCATTGCTCTAATAGTGTTTGAACCTTGTGGAGAATCAAATTGGAAAACATTTACAATTTTTTCTTCACAAAGCATATCCCACATTTCTTTAGTCGTATAATCAATTACCTGCGGGCTAAGATATTTATCATAATTAGCCTTCAGACTCCCTTGATCTTCCAAATAGCCATATTCCAGCAAAAGATCTAAACAAACTTTAATGCGGTCTAATGCTTGGGTTGTTAAGCAGTCAAACTTCAAACATCCTACTGACTCACTATCATGTAATTCCAATTGAGTTGTTAGTTGTCCATCAGGCGATCTCATTACTGCCGTATAATTTACAATACTATCGTTTACACAAACAATACCTGCAGGGTGCCGCCCTCTTCTGGAAATGAGTCCCTCAATTCTTGTGGCGATTTCCCAAACTTCTGGGTACTTTTTCATTTCTTTAACAAACTGTGGAATTGGGAGAAATTCTTTTTCTTCATCACCATAATAGCATTCTGTTAACGTTCTAACTTTTCCTCTATCAATAGGGACTAAAGAAGAAAGATAAGAACCTAATTCTGGTTCATAACCTAATGAGCGCACAGCAGTCTGCAACGCTGCTCTAGCGGTATCTGTTCCATACGTACATACTGATACTGCATCTCCACCAATGGACTTAAAATAATTGATAACAACTTCTACTAATTTTTCTCGTTTTGATGCGCAAGAATCAATGTCAATGTCAGGCATATCTGGGCGATCTCTGTTCAAAAATCGCCAATTCGGTTGTTCAATCGGCATAGCTAAAGGATCAGTTTGAATGATTCCTAAAGCATAGGCGTTTAACTGAGAACCTGCTGAACCTCTTCCTGGACCAACAATTGTATTAGCTTCATTCCATGCTAAGTCAACAATTTTACTAACAGTACGCATATAAGCTGAAATATTATCGCCTAAAGCTACTGAGCTTTCCCACATTTCTGCCATTTCTGCTTCAATACGTTGAAGATGTTTTTCATCAATAAGAGCCTTCTTTGCCAAAGAATTTAGCACTTCAACGATAAAAGCTTGATCATCTCTATCCGTAGAAGAAAGATACTTATTTATATATGGATAATGTTCATTATCATTTCGAAGATATGCAAGCTCAGGACATAACGATAATTCTTGCTCGATAGGCACTCTTGGTACTACTTGCTTTTTCGATAGTGAAAATTCTTCGCACTTATTGCCTACAATCATTGTATTTTCAATGAATTGGTTAACCTCTTCTATTGAAAAATTTGCCTTTAATCTTTCTTTAAGGTCTTCTTCGTCCATTACATAGGTTGAAGCATAGAAAGCATCCACTTCTCGCTCAGACCCGTTAGAATTTAAATAAGCCTTGTGTATTGAGCGCTCTTCTTTTACTAAATAATGTGCATCAGTAGTAACTATAACAGGAATACCAGTTTTTGCCCCATAATTGACTATGAAATGGTTATATTCTATTTGAAGCGGATCGGGATTAGGTTGAATTTCTAAGAAAAAATCATCACCAAAAATGTTTTTGCACCATTTATAAAAATTTTCAACTTTTCTAGGTTCAGTTTTAAAATTATGCCCTCCATAAGAACCTATACAGCTAGTCTGAGCAATAAGATGCCCTTTATTGTTACCGACTATTTCTTCTATGTCGGAATAGTAAGTAGGAACTCTAGTAATGAAAGAGGTATAACTTCGTGTCCAAGCTCGACTAGATAGCTCTTTCATCTGGCGATAACCTATTTCATCTTTTGCTAAAAGAATGAAATGATAATAAAAGTCTGTTCCTTTATTAAAATTACTTCCATTCAAACCATTTCTACAAAGATAAATCTCATTGCCAAGAATAAGCTTAAAATCTTGCGGGATAAGATTTTTGGCCTTTTGATCTTGCACATATTTCAAAGCTTTTATATGTCCACCAAGGCATTCGTGATCTGTAATTGCCAAACCTTTATAGCCAAGTTGTACATATCTATCAATGAGTTTCTCTAGTTTATTGATAGAATCTAATCCTCGAATGTTACTATAGTCAGAGTGATTATGAAGCCCAATGTAATTATTCACGAGTACCTTCCTTTTTCCTTTAATTATATTCTAAGAAGAGTCTTTTGTCAAATTAAAATTCCTCTTCTTTGATGAGCTGAAGCTCGTAATCTTCGATAATAATTTGAGAGGTTGTTCTGCCTTCCCATTCATTGATATTAGCTTTACCTATAACAGTTAATAAAATTGAAGGAGATTGCGTGATAGCCTTTATAAAATTGAGATCTTTAAATTTTACATAAGTTACATTATTTTTTATAAACTTTACTGAAGAACCATCTTTTCCCATTATAAATATATCAGAGCGAGTAAGCATAATATTCCTTATGCAAAGAAGAGGTTCCTCTATTTTAGTACCCCATAAGTATTTATATCGGTCTATTTCGGCAATGATAGAAGGAAGCTGATTGATATTGGTACTAGTACCTATCCAATCTACTAACCAGCAAGTTTCTAAGCTATTTTCGGTGCAAGTATTAGCATAATCAATAAGGAGCTGTAAATTCTTTTCAGGTATACCAACTCCGAAAGCATTAGCATGCCCGACAGCATATTCTACAAGTTGGCTATCTAACAGAAAAGATTTTAAATCTGAAGTTAAAGTTCCAAAATTACGAGCGCTACCTTCCCAACGACATTTTTCTTTATTATACTTTAAAACTAAAGCTGGGCGATTATAATAAGTAGCTAGTTCCATTGCCGTTAATCCAGCAAGATTGTCGTTAACGTTATCTTCCTCGTAATATTTTCCAATGATTAATTGATTATTGTTTGCTCCACCTTCTTCTTCTATTCTTTGCCTTAGCATTTCAACAATTCTAGTTCGTTCTTTTCGTTGCTTGGCTGCTAAATTATTACATAACCGAAGAGCTTCTTCAATAAGAGAAGGAACCCCTTCTACAATAGCGGAAAATATAGTTTGTTTATCCTTAATGCTCCCCATCCGAACTACTGCGTTTAAAGGAGGAATGACTGTAAAGGAAATATCGGTTGGAGTGATAATGGTTCCTGTATTTCGCACTAAGTTCTTCAGAAATCCATTAGATAAATTCCTTAGCCCTTTGTCAACATACATTCTATTTTCCAGAGTGTTTAGCCCCATGACATCACCAATAAGGGCAATAGAAACTAGGTCTAAAAATTTTCCTACATCAACATTACAGTGATAAACTTTATTATAATATTCAATAAACTTATAGACAACACCAGTTCCACATAATTCTTTATTGGGATAATTAGAAACTTGATTATTTATAACAATAACCCCTGGCAGGCCATTAAGTGATATTCCGTCAATTACCTGGTGATGATCTAAAATTAAAATATCTATGCCTTGTTGAACAAGCTCGGTTTGTTGAGTAATATCATTAGTTCCTGCATCAGGCACTACTAATAATTTACACTCATTTGTTAAAACTTTTTCCGTTTCTATCCCGTGGAATTTCGCCTTATGGAAAATCAAGGAACAATTAGAATAATTAGGATGCGCTTCTTTTAAGAAGAGGAAGAACAGAGAAGAAGATAAGAGACCGTCTGCATCATCATCCACTACAATTGCCATTGGGCTATTATTAAGGATATGGGTATGTAATAACTCTGCTCCTTGCGGCATATTATCTAGCAAAAGTGGGTCTAACTCTTCACTAGGATGAAGGTATTTTTCTATCTCTGTAATTCCTCGGCTTCGCAATACATCTTCGATAAAACTGGCACTATTAGTATAACTGCGTAATTGATACTTCATTTTATATGGACTCTTTTTCTATATAAATAGTCAAAAGTCTCTACTCCTTTATCTATGGGGGAATCTTTTTCAGAAAGCAGATTATCAAAGTCAAAAATAAAGGACATATTGCAATAGAGTGAATATTTATCAGCTAGGCTATATAGTTTATCAAAGTATTTAGTGCTTTGTTCTTCTCGCAAGTTGGCATATTCTTTATCAAAAGCAATAGTAATTTCTTTTGCTCCATAACTAATCAACTGTAAAATTTGCGTTTTAGATATATTACTCCCGCAACAAGCGACAGAATAATTGGCAGGTAATTTTTCGGCTTTTAATACCGATTTTTCTCCTTCAAAAATAATTGCTTTTTTATGCGTAGCAATCGCTTCTTTTGAGTTCCACAAACCATAGCAAAATTGACTAACAGGATGTTTATAAGTTTTTCCCTCCAATGTTACTGGTCTATATTTTCCTTTTGCATAATCTTCAGGATTGAGAAATCTTGCTCGAATTCCTATTAATTGCCCTTTATCGTCAAAATGAGGGATGATAATTTGATTGCCTGAGATGTAAAATCTCACCTCATATTTTTTCATTGTCTCTTCACTAATTCCTTCGTTTAACCAAGAAGGATGCGGGAAAAACGGAAAAAAATTTAGAACATTTTTATCGTAAATAGTGTATGGAATACTCAATTGCTTTCTACTATAATAATTTTTTACTGATTCGTATCCTGTCCCTGCGATTTCTTCTCTATCTAAGTCAATAAATCCTACTATAGAAATAACGTCTTCAATAACTTCAAAGAAATCTTTTTTTATTCCTCTTACTTTGTTAGCAGAAATGATGAGGTCTATAAGGTCAAAAGAGTGATGGCATTCTGTAAAACAATAAAAAGTTTTACTCTCTTTATAATAATACAATTTCGAAGAAGCTTGTTCAACATTTTCATTATGGCAAAAAGTAGGATAAATAATAACATCATCATTTTCCCCCATTGGTTCTACGCCAAATAAAGTTGAAAAAATAACTTTTATTTCTTCTGAAGTTATTCTATCTTTAAGTTTTTTCACATTGACCATTTAGCACCGCCATCAATTCTTCAGTTGTATACTGTTTTTCATCTTCATTGAAAACATATTTTACTATTTGCATTCCAACTGGTTCTAAATTTATATCGGTAGCAAATAGATCTATCATTCGACAAGTTCCTAAATCAAAAGAATGCCAAATCCTAAGATTAGTATAACGACCACGCCTATTTTTATAGATATCGCTAACATGCGTGGGCATTGGCATATATAGTTTTTTACAAACTGGCTCTAATCGCTTTTCTTCTTCGGGCAAAACAGGCATTGTAATATAACCAACGTCAATTTTATCTGCAATTGCTTTAGAACCACGAAGCATATTCTGATTTCGTAAAATAGGCTTCCGCATACCTTCGGTTTCTGTCGCATTAGCATTTAATTGAGTAGCCGTTCTGACGTAAACATTATATTCGGTTGCCATCTCTTTTAATCCATTAGAAAGTAAAAGTAAACTGACATCCTCTCTAATCTTCAAATCTCGATACTCATTCAATAGGTTGGTTGAAGAAAAAATGTAATCATAATAAATGTATTCAGTACCAAAATTTTGGATGTAATATCGGATTACTGATTGGAGTTGTAAAACATCAGGATTTACAATTTGCTCAATGTAGAAGTAAGGGTATTTCTTTATTATGGTTTTTGCACACTCTAGCCTCTTTTCTTCATCAGCCGAATATCTTCCTTGTAAAATATGTTCTTCATTGATATCAGCCAGGTAGGCTGGTATCATTGTTTGGATTTCTTCAGCCTCCATTTCGGTCAAGATTATCAGAGCTTTTTGCCCATTGCCCACTTCTATCCACTTATCTAAAGTTCTATCATAGCGGTAGGGATAAACAGTATGGCACATTTCCCCCACCATTGCTCTGGTATTATGCAAAACTACAGCGTCTTGCCCGATGAATAGTCCATCTGTCCTATCAACCGTAAAACACACCATTTGTGCGTATTCGCCCGATGGAGTGATACTAACAATTTGATTTGTATTCCATCCAGTAACGATAGTATAATCAATTAAAAAGTAAGGCTTCTCCCATAATTGTTCTTGGGAATACATTTTAGCTTTATATCCCAATTCATAGCATAAAGTCGCAAAATCTCTTTGCATTTGAGCACTGCCGCACACATAGCTTCCCTCTTTATCAACAATTTTGCTAATTCCAATTAATCCTTGGAATAAAGCTTTTCTTTGTAAAATTCCCGCATATAAAAAGTCAGAAGGGATAAAGCGTTCGTCTACTCCCGTATTTATAAGAGAAGGATATTCTCGTAAAAATTGTTCAGTGAGAACAAGTTTACCAAATGAGTCTCTAAAATTCCAACAATAACTACAATCTGCGTGCTCTCGTTTCCATCCAGTAATTCTTTCTACTTCTTCTATCGTTTCTTCAAATTGCGTTACTAATGTTAAATTCTTTTCATAAAAATTACCTTTATTGAGGAGAATTCCCATTAGATAAGGATCGATGGATAATTTTCTATCGGGATAGCTCAAAGCTTCACAGAGTGGAATTTTTGCTTTGCGCCCTTCAGCTAATTTTGCTGCAATTTCTTTAGTAGAACTGATATTCCTCTCATTTTCTTCATCATACCACTGCCAAAGATGATCTTCGCAACATTGTGTAATTCTTCCATCTTCAAACTTTACTATCCATATTTCTTTTTCATCAGGTTGCGGGTATACTTTGCGGACTTGAGTTATAAATCCATTCCGACCAAAAAGATAATCTCCAACCTTAATATCTCCTGCTTTTCTATAACCAATAACCGTTGGCAGCACTGTATCTACAGGAATAGCTTTGCCGCTCCCAGAAGTAGAACTCGATAAGTACATTTTTCCCTTTCTTTTCCCTCTCACAACTGTATTCATAATATCGTTGTAAAGTGGATATCCAACTTCGGGATTGGACCGAAAGCTATTTAGCAATTCATCTATGTTCTCATGGGCAGTACTTGTTCTATCAGATCGGCTAACTCTATACATCTTTTCGATAGTATCTAAATTACCTTTAATTTTATCGAAAATATCAGAAAGCCGCATCTCTTCGAACTTTTTCTCCATCTCAATTTCTTCTGCCCCACTGGTAACTTTTTCATTGTATACTGGAGAAATGTCATATCCACTTTTCTTCAAAGTTCGTAACGCACTAAGTTTTTTAAATCTATCATAGTAATACCAAAAATTTTCTGTCTGCGCAAAATCTTCCGCATCATTTAAATATTGCAAACCATTTTTCTTTTTATAATACTCATAATTTACTGTAAATTTAGACAAATAGTTGTCTATGTCTATACTGGTAATAGAAGTTACACCACTATTATATAAATTATAAATGGCGCTATATACAAGCTTATGAAGCTTGTCTGTAAAGTCCAAATCTGTTGAAATTGAGACTTTAGGATCTGCTAAGAGCATAGGATTCTTTATTAAACATCCTATGACTTGCATTGTATTATTATTATCTATTAAAGAAGCGATTTTTCCCTCCTTCCTCATAGAGTATCTATATCTATGAGGTTCTTTTTCTTCTTTTCATTAGGTAATTGAGTTATCCGAACAACTTCTTCTCTTTCTTCTTTTTTACTTGATAAAAAGTGTTCCACCAGTTGCCTATCATAATATTGTTTTGCGCTAAGATAACTTTTCGCTTCTTCTACTACATAGGGGACAATTCCTATTCCCCCATTACTCTTTGTTTTATCTCCATTTTTTATTTCATAATGATATTTTAGAGCAATGAGCATTTCTTTATAACTTATTCCTTTAGCTCTAAAATTTTTTACTTGACTATAAATTTTTGGTCCTGGAGTTTTAAAATCAAAAAGTGCGCAAATGTAATCGAATAATTCTTTTCTATCGTTATACTCTTGATAACATTTTTTGTGATAGTATTTTAAAGAAGTCTCGTCGTGGATAGCTTCTTCTTTTTTCACTTCTAATTCACACATTGGGCATTTTGGCATAATACTCCTTAGATAATGAAAGAGCTGGCTATAAACCAGCTCTTCACTATAATAATTTACTAACAACAGCGAGGGATCTAAGAGGGAACAGTTTTAAGTAACTCTTTCAACTCTTCTATCACTCCTTCAACTAATTCTTGTTGTGTTTCTGTAGCAGTAGAGAGCTTTATTGGTTGTCCAAAGAATTCTTTTACAATGTTATTCTTTTTCTCTGTCCATTCTGGAGTTTTAGGGAATTTAGCCCAAAGTTCTCCAGCTTCGCTCATTACCTCTGAGAATGGTCTTTTTTCGATAGTAGAACTTTTTTCTACATGGTCTACCAGGAGCCCTTCTTTCCCACGCACACTATTTTCCATAGCTTCTACAATGGCGTCAATTAATGCTTCATAAGAAAAGTCTATTTTTGGCGTTATTTCACCAAATCGAGACCCTGCGACGAGATAGGGAGTAGCTCGAGTATAAAAATAGCGGTGCTGATTCCCTTCTTTATCCCATTCACTTCCAATGTATAGGATAAAGTCAACCAAAGCATTCATGGTGCTCAAAGCTCGCTTATCGAGCTTAGGTTGAACCATTTCTACTTCTTCCCCTAAACTGTTTTTAACAACTTTCGTTTCTTGCTGGGCAATAAG